TGTGGATTGTGCGGCGAATAGAGTATTTTTTAATCTCTTTCGCCGCAGAAACTGCGGTGGATTTGTTGGTCTTTCTGATCGCCAAAGACCTAAGATAATCAAAGATATCAATGTTATCCTTAAAGGAAATTCCAATTTCTTTAATTCTTTGAGCTATGATGATCTCATCTACCTTTTCATTAGACTCTATGCATTTCCTAATGATGTGGTAGATGGTCTTGTGAACCACCGTATCATCAGAATGGAAATCCACCTCCGAAACGAAGTCGCAGATTTCAGCATAGGCGTCTGGATGCTGGATAAGACCAGCCAAGAACTGCCGTTCTACTTCTAGTGAGTAAAGCATTATTCTTCCCCGCTTGTGTCGAGCTTGTCTTCTTCTTGGTCAAGCCACTTGTCAAGGGCTTTTTGCATTCCAAGAGATGTGACAATTGAATCGTAGCGTGAATAAATTTGAGGAACGCCTTTTGGAGAAAGGACACAAAGGATAACGCCCTTGTGGCTTTCAGCGTTTCCAGAAAGCTCGTAGATTTGTTCTACCAGTTCTGTAGGAAAAAGAAAGTCTTTCTCCTCTTGTGGTTGTTCTCTATTAGATTTTTTCATCAGAGTATGATGCCTTGCTTTTCGAACGTTTCTTTACAGATGAGATCAGTCTCATATATCTCTACCAGAGTAATGCCGTTTGTCAAGCAAAACTCCAGCTTTAAGTCGTCCCTTTTTAGCTGAGAAAGCCAATTCCTGCGGTCATTGGAGTGGAAGTAAGGATTGTAGGTCTGGTGCTGCCTGCCTTGAACTTCTACGGCAATCTTTTTATTTGCATTATAAATGTCTAATGACAGCCTCGTACCAACGATCCTAAGCTCTTCAAACACAATGTCACGATTCCAATAAGGATACAGGAATTGTTTTACAGTTCTCTGTATATTGCTCTTGGATTTAGCCTCCCAGTTTATTGCATAGTTTTTTGCGTTTCTGAGAAAACGTTCTTTACCGTTAAGCGTTTTGAATTTCATCTTTGCCAACGATCATATCCACAAAGTATTTGTGAAGAGTTTTTGTGAGCTTTTCGTCGCTTTCGATGAATTGAAAAAGAGAGTTTTCTCCTTGAAACTTCTCTGGAAGTTCAGTCCCGCAACTCTTGGCAAGCTCTCTGAGTTCATCAGATGTATAATACCAAGCACCAGAACGAGAGACAAGCTCCCAAGTCATTAGCATATCAACGATCTCCTTTTCAAGCCAAACGGATCGACCATCTTTTCTCCCGTATTTGATAGGATAAGAAACACGATTCTTGCTCTTTTCGTTTGGACTCTTTTTGATATAAATCTTGCAGTAGTGACCAATGATTGGATTTTTAACTGGATCTGCCTTTTTAATTGCTGGATCTTTCAGGATAATATCTCCTTCAAATCGAGGCTCAAATTCAAAGATAAAATTAGCAAAGTGCAGTAGCGCGTTACCGCCAGTTGCAGAAGTTTGGCGAATTGGCGCAGAACTATATGGGTCAAGCTTGATATCGCTTCTTACTTGAGAAATAAATATCGCCATATGCCCCCTCTTTGTGAGCGCGATGGAGATCTTTTTCATAAAGTTGGCGGCGATAACCGCCCCGCCAGCAACCTTCATTGACTCTTCAAAGGTCTTATCTAGATCATTTTTGGCAATAAGACCGTCTACAGAATCAATAATAAACATGTACTTGTTCTTTTCCTCGTTGTACATGATCAGCTTTCGCATCGCATCTACTACAGTCTCGTAGATATTAGACTCAAAAACAAAGCAAGTTCCAGCCTCCCATTCATCAGCGTCAAACACGAACTTTACACCAGAGCGAGTTCTCATCTCGTCTGATAGTCGTCCTTCGGCTTTAATATAAAAGCCTTTTGAGTTTGGCACTGTATTGAGGAAGTTCTTCATTACCTCTAGAGAGGCAGATGTCTTACCGCCTTCGGTAAAGCCAACGAACCTATGGAGACCCGGTCCTAGTCCACCGCCAGTCTGCATGTCCATGTTCAAAGACCCTGTTGAAACTCTATAGTTTACGGCCTCTTCGAAATTATAATGATCTTCCTTCTTTTCCTTTAGAAAGGAGCCAAGAACACTCTTGGATGATACGGCATCTTGCTTTTCTTCTTCTTTTGGTTTACGGCTCATGTTAAAAATTCTTTGATTGTTTTCTTGCGGGATACCTTTGAGTCCTTGCCAATCTTTTCGTCGTTGGCTAAGTCTTCTTTATGCAGGCGATTATAGTAATACTCCTTGAACTCGATTTCAAGCAGTTTAAGCTTCCAAGGCGCGAAATAAAAGGCGACCGTTGGAACTTTTGATTCGACTTTTAATTGATTTAAAAAATCGATCCCAAAACGCTTTTCAAGCCTTTTGAGCAAGACCATTTCCTTTTGCCAAAAGGACTTAGGAGCTTGGTCTGGAACATCAACTAGGTTTTTGATGATCTTATGCCGATTGATTTTTTCTTTCACAAGACGTATCGTGCAAAAATCCAACCCTTTGTCAAGGCTTTAAGACTTATTTGCTGCGGCGGCAGATCCAAAATAAAATCCAGTAATAGCGATCAGGCACTGTCTTATCTCAGTGGTAATTAAATTACCAGAAATTTCAACGAAAGCAGTCTTGGTTTTATCGGCAAGTAGGCCAAACATTCCGCCGCCATCTTGATAACTCACCTCTAAGTAAGTTGGGATTCCGAGTAGTGCCATTACAAATGGCGATATTACGATAGAGAATATAACAGACATTACGATCATCCGTCTAATTACCTTGCCAAAATCAGCATCTCTATTTGCCGCTTTGTCAGCAGATTCGTCCTGCTTATCAATCGCGCTCATCATGCGATCAAAACGGTTCTTGCTTTCCTCAGCTTTTAGTGCAATATATCTAAATATAAAGCCTGTTATGGCCCCGCCAAACAGGCTGATTAATTCGGTAGTTATCACATAATAGTTTACACTATTATGATCAAGCTAGGCCAAAAGCCTTGATTGTAAGTGGAAACTTATTGGTCTCAGCCACAAGCCTCAGCATCTCAGCGGCAAGCTCTCGGATCTCCTTCTGAGCATCTGGCTTATTTCTAAGGTTTAAAAAGTGATAGAAAGAACGCCAGTTAAACATTACATCAGCAGTGATTTGCGTATTATAACCTCTAAAAAATCTCGCAGATTCCTTGGCTCTCTTTCGGTCAAACTTATGGCTTTGAACCAGATCGTTAATGCATTTATGGTAAAGATCCAATCCTCTTTCTGTGTGCGTCTGCAAAATCTCCTTCCAGCTATCAGGCCAATCGTTTGGGATTAAAAATTTATCCTCTTTAAGCTCTTTGTATCTTGCGGATTCCCCATTTACCGAAACCCCTACTCGATGCTTAATCAGGTGAATATGTGAAGCAATTTCAGTATCGATCAGAAAATGAAGAGACGACTTTTCGAATGGAGTATGGTGGCCGTTATCTGCCAGCATCTTTAGAAGATTTTCGATTCGACCCTTCTTTTCTTCTGTCACCTCTCTGCTTGTTGATGTCCAAGCAGAGCATGCATGGGTCATATCGTCTCCATAAACACCTATTAATTGAACTTTATTTGAGTAATCCATTGTACAGGTAATGATAGTTTATCAGTACTGAGGAGTAGTATTGAGCATGCAGATTGACGTTGGCAAGAGTTTTTCCAAACATTTTTTGCTGATTTTTAATATCTTCTAATAGATATTTATTTTTAGCAAGGCTAGTAAGAAAGTTTTCTGCGCCCAACTCATCAACTTCTGGGAATGGGCGAAAAATATCAAAAATATGATAGTACCAAGATAGCTCATTTTGATATGATGGGGGCTTGATAAAAATACAAATAGAATTTGAATTCATGGCCCAGATCAGCCTTTCCCAAGATGTGGTGTTGCCGTTAATATTAAATATAAACTTATATTTTAATTGCTCCTGAATGCTAACGGGGTTTCCATAAACAGAAGGATGCATTGGTCCTTGAACAAAGGCTGTAATTTTTGCATCTATGAGGTCACTGTCTTTATGAAGCTCGCAGAATCTAATTCTTTGAATTGAGCCGTCTTTAGCCTTTCTTCCAGTATCTGATCCAAAAAAGCACGCTTTATTTATCTTTTCAGAAAAAGGAATATCCCATGAAGGAAGATAGTCGTGACAAATGTGAAGCAGTTTTACTAAGTGCGCGTCTGGAATACAGACATGAGGACTCTGCCGCTCCCTTGCAAAACAAAGCCTAGTTTCCGTCGAATCATTCTCTGGCCCATCTCCTAAAGAAATTATAGCCTTAAAATTAAGGCTAGGCAAAGCTTTAGAGTTTAGCACTTGGTTTGTAAAGTTTGTAAAAAATCCAAGTCTAAACTCATCGATATCGCTACCCTTTCTTTCTATAGAAAGGGCACCGTTCTCAATTTTAAATTGAACTTCGTTTTTAAATAAATAGCAGTTCGACGGGTCTTTTGGTAGATTGACTCTTCTTGTATCAAACTCATTAAAAACGCAATACTCTACATATTCGTTAATCATTTACTTTGAAGAGCGATATCATTATTAACCATTTTCTTAACCAGTTCTGGAAATGATGTTTTAGGCATCCAGCCAAGTTCTTTTCTGGCTAAAGACGAATCTCCAAAAAGCACATCTACCTCTGCTGGTCTAAAAAATGTTGGATTTATTTTTAATAGAACTTTCTTGGATTCGTTATGCAAGAAAACTTCCTCTATTGTTCCCTTATTCCCAAGCCAATATCCTTCAATTCCAGCGGCAGAAAATGCAAGCTGAACAAACTCTCTAACGGTGTGAGTTTCGTTCGAAGATAAAACATAGTCTTTTGCCTTATCGTTATTTAGCATTTTCCAAACACCATCGACAAAGTCTTCTGCGTCACTCCAGTCTCTTTTGGAATCAAGATTACCAAGCTCAATGGGCTTAAATGGCTCTTTCTTTGCAATCGCCCAATAAATTGATGCAACGCCAGACGTTATCTTTCTGGTCACGAATTCTTTTCCTCTACGGGTTCCTTCGTGATTAAAAAGCCAGCCCTGTATGGCAAAAGTTTTATAGGAATCGCGCCATACTTTTACTATATGTCGAGCAGAGGCTTTTGATGCTCCGTATGGGCTTCTTGGCCTAAGTGGATGATTCTCATCTTGAGGTACGGAAACAACATCTCCAAACTCCTCAGAAGAGCCAGCGTTGTAGTACCGACAATTGGGAGCAAATTTTCTAATAGCTTCAAGCTGATAGAGAACAGACATTGTATTGGTCTGAATATGATTAACTGGCAGTTCCCAGCTTGTGCCAACAAATGAATTAGCTGCAAAATTGATAAAATAATCGGGCTTAATCGACAAAACAACATTATTGATATTTTCTGGATCGGTCGAATCAAGATCGATGAGCTTAAATCTATCTGACTTGATGTGAGAAATGTTAGAATGGTTTGATACACTCAAACGTCTCGCGCCGCCAAAGATATAATAATCTGTATTGGCTAGAAGATAATCAACCATATGACTGCCGTCTTGTCCTGTAACTCCAGTAACGATTACCTTTTTCATTAGTTTTTAAATCCTTTGTAAAGTTTGATATTTTCTTCTGAAAATTTTTTAACTTGATTTTTGTTAACGTAAACGTCCAAATACGAATTAATGGCTTTTGTCAATTTTGGTCTGCGATCCTTAAAACAATAGTCTATTTTTCTTTTAAGGTCAGCGATCTCTGAATCAGATTTCGCATCAGCTATTGCGTCTTCAAGCTTCCACATCCTAATGTGAAGCACAATAAATCTATCCATGATTTCCGCGAAGCTTTCGCTAAATTCTATATCAACATTATGGATAGGCTCCTTATCAAAACGCTCGCAAATCTCTTCAAGAAGAAGCTCGCTAATTTTATTAATCCTTTCCTGAGACATGTTAAATTGTATTTAAGTTAGCGATAAGATCTAAAATATTTTGATCTTTGAGTTTTGCATGAAGTCCAATATAAAATCCATTTTGATGCAAAAGTTCACTATTAGGAAATAGAGAATGATCGGCATATTTTTTATAACAAGTCTGTCTAAGCAAGTTTCCAGATATGATCGGTCTTGTCTCTATACCATTTTCTAAACAGTTTAATTCTGCAACGCGCTTCGATTCTTTATTTTTACAAATAACTGGCAGGCAAAAAGCTACGTGCGTTCTATTTTCATGTTTTTTTGGTAAGGTATATTTATATCCAGACAGTAGATTGCTGTATAGTTCGTAAAGCTTTATTCTTTTAGCTCGATAGTTTTCAGCTTTAGAAAGATCAATTAGCCCTATGAAAGCATTGATGTCTGAGTTTCTAAAATTATTACCAAGTAAATAGAAGTCAAATTTGGAATCGACATCTGGATTGTTGTATGGCTGTGGGAACTGTACTGATCTGGTCATTCCATGATTTCTCAGCATCAAAAAATAATCTTTTTCGTAATTGCAGTCTGTGAAAACAAAGCCGCCTTCTACGCTTTGTATTTGATGCCCAAAATACGTGCTAGTTGTGGAAGTGAAAAAAGACGATACGTTTTTGCCTTCATAAAGCCCCATTGTATTTTCGCAATTATCCATCATCACTCGGACATCATATTTAAAGCCAATTTCTTTTAGCTTTTTGATGTCTGGAACAAATCCCAGTAGACTTGTTGGAAAAATGCAAGCTATATCTTCTTTGTTTGCTGCCACGTAAGCTTCCAGCTTTTCATAATCAAAGCAAAAATCATTAAGATTAATATCTATAAATACAGGGTAAAATCCTTCTCTTACAAAAGGAGAAACAGAAGTTGTCCAAGTAGTTGACGGAAAAACTACAAGATTTTTTCTTGAATTACTATCTCTAAGGCTCATCGCAAGCATTGTATTGGCGGTTGATCCGCTTGAACAAAAAATAGCATGTTTTGCGCCGACAAAATCAGCCATCTTTAGCTCAATTTGATGGACTAGTTCTCCTTGGGTCCATCTGTTTTTTGCGTTAAGAAAAAAAGAGCAGATGTTAATTCTGTCTTTAAAGGAAAAGTTATCTACATTAAGAGGCCATTTCATTTTCTAAAATATTAAATCTAGATGGTCCGTTTTCCAAAAAGGATAAACTTCACCATTTAATGCTTTTTTGATATTGTCGCAGGACACAATTGGAACTAATTCATTTTCTCCATATTGATGCAAGTGAACGTTTTGTGGGTAAAGCCAATTGGTGTCTTCTATTAAATGGCCGCAATCAACTAATACCGGAAGATACAAATTATCTACATCTGGAACATTTACTATTATAATAGATTTTATTCCAAATCCTGCCGCAGCATTCATAAATCCACTGTTCAAGCCTATAAAGTATTCGCAACTAGATAGCTCAACAAGAGATTCGTATATAGTTTTTTTTGTAAAATCATTTACATTATCTAAGTTCATTTTTCTTTCTTGACCAAACTCAACAAATTCAAAATCAGAATTTTTTATAAAATTATAAATTTCTGCAAAAGAGCTTTCTTCAAGCTGTCTTGGATTTTTAAATCCGTGCTGTTTTAAATCTCCAGCACTAGGTCCAGTTGAAAAATGAAGACCTATTTTTTTTTTATTTTTTTCTTTATTTGAAAAAAGATAAGGCTTTGGCAAAACATCTACATTTAAACCTATAGATCTTTGTAATCTTTGTGAAAGATGCCCATTTCCAATATTAAAAAACTCTAATCTTTCTGTGGCAATAGCATTGCCTTTAAATGGATATTGATTTAATTTTCTATTAAAAAAAGAAATATTTTGCCAATGCCTGTTTTGAGAGTACAGATGCAGGTCTTTTTTAGTGTCTTCTGTTAAAGAGCTTAAGATTATACAATCTCCCAAACCAATATTCTGTGTTGTGATATTTAGTTTATTAGAATTCTTGATTACATCAAGATCTATATAAGGCTTTTCGCATCGCTTATCGCTATAAAAATTTAATATAATATCTTTTTTATTCATTTTTTAAAATAAAGTCAGAGCAGACCGCGAATGAATTATAATGATTTTTACTCCAGTCTTCGTTTAAATCTACTATTACAGATTTTCCGCATACATTTTTATTTGGAAAAGTCCATATAAAGCCTTTGCTTGTCAGAGTAAAGTCGTCACGATCATGATAAAAACAATGAATATTATTTTCTAACATATACTCTAAAGCAAAAAGATTTTTTGCATGACACCATAGCTTACGATTTTTTAAAAAAGTTTTTTTTATTTTGAAAGATGGTTCATCGTGCCCCAAAAATAAGTTTCCATCCACAAGCCAAACATCGATCTCGCAGTCGAAATTATTTAATATAGATCTTATATGGTTAGGATTATTTTCTATACTTTCATCTCTACCAAAAAGATTTCCTCTATGGGATATTAACTTAGTAGTATTTGTCATTTTTTGTAGCTGGTGTTTTCACCACTAACAATGTTGTGTCTTCTAAATATTCAACATTTGATTTTTCAAATGGATTGTAAATAAAAATATCACCATTAATAAGAATATTTTCATTTATTTTAGCCTTTCCATTAATAATTATATTGTACTCTGTATGAATTTTATGAAAATGGCCGTCCCCTTTTTCTCCAGACTTTAAAAATAATATTCCTATATCAACAGATTCGGATTTAAAAAGGCTTGGTTCAAAATTTCCGACAATCCATCCGTTTTTAAAATTTTCTATATTCATCTAAGCATTGATGATGACTCTGATGAAAGAAGCCCTATTTCATCAAAAGGAATTATTTTTACTCCAAAATTCAACAAATTAAGTGCATTGGCAAATTCGCCATCTGGAAATTCATTGTTAAAGTAAAGACAAGGAAGGGCAGAGTATGAATTCATAAAAATATCCATTCCGGTTTCGCTGCCAAATATACATTTATCTTTGACTTTTGGATATCCATCGTGCATGACGCTGTATGTAAAAACACAATTATCATTTTTGTAAAGATTTATTATTTTTTCAAAATCGATTGATTTTAAAAAATCAACGTTATACATTATGTCTGGTCGAGAATAAAAAACTAAATCATATTTTTTATTTTTTGCGAATTGGTATTTTCTTTTCAATGTTAAAGCCTGCTGTTTCAAAAACAGCATTTTTGAAACATGTGTAACATTATTAAAAACCATTCTTTCGTCTACTGTTATGTATTTGCTTCCTGAAATATCATAGGGCGTCTTTGTCTTAAAGTAACTTGGGTCATTTGGAATTGTTTTTAATAAATTTGTAGATAATAAAGAATAGTTTAAAACACTAAATTCTGAATTATAAAAATCATCGTCTAGCAAAATTAAGCCTTTTGGAAAAAAGGCGTTTTGAATATTTAATTCTGTTACATCTTCCCTTTTGGAGAAAAGTCCATGGTAAATAGCCCAAGAAGATTGGGCTTCTTTTTTATCCCAAGCCGCCACAAAGACATCTACATCTTCACAAAAGTTATTTAATATTTTTTTAAATTCTTTGAATGAGCTATTTGTTTTTTCATAGCTTCTTAAGTGTCCACTTATACATACTGCAATATTATATTTCATTTTTCATTAATCTCGCCTGATGTCTTCCTCCATCAAAAGTATTAGATAAAAATCCAATTAAAATATCTTCCATTGATTTTTCATCATTCATTTTTTCTGCAATAGATAAAAAATTAGCACAATTATGTCTTATTGCCATTTCAGACATCCAGCCATCCTTTACCCAAGCTGAACGTATGCCTTTGATTTTATTTGCGGCGATATTTACTCCTTGTCCAGACCTGCAAAATCCAACTCCAAAATCGCATTTTTTTTCTAAAATCGCCTTTCCAGCAGAAGCTACATAAGGCCAATAATCTGTATCTTTTTCATTAAAGCATCCAAAGTCTATGTACTCTATAGAGTGCTTATCTAAAATCTTTTTAAATATATTTTTTGCATTTACTCCAGAGTGATCGCTGCAAATAGCAGCTCGCTTTTTTGTAATGCTTCTTAGTGTGTTTTTCGCAAAAAAATTATATTCCTCTGGGGTTCCAAAAATATGCATTTTTTCAACTTCAGACACAGTAACCTTTTTTCCATCAGAAACTAATGTGTTATAAATTGGAGCAATATAAAATTCTCCATTCGTTTTTTTATCAGAACTTATCATCTTTTCAGCAGCATCAAAAAAATACGAAGACTTCTTAAACCAATAAATTCCCGCAGACGCATTGTTACTTACAACAGATTTTTCAACTACATTTTCTACAAAGCCGTATTGATCTAATACAGAATAACTGTAATTTGGAGAATTGCTTTTAAAAGTTAAAATGCATCCATCAAAATTACATTTGAAATCATGAATTATGAATTTTGGTTCAAAAAAAACATCGGAGCAATGAATCGCTAAAGGAGATTCTGGATCAATAAAATTTTTAGCGTAAAGACAGGTTTCTGTAGATCCTCTTGTTGCTTCTGGAATTGAAATAACTTTTATATTTTTACCAAATTTGTTTCTTAAAAAATCATCAATGGAAAATTGATCTACATGCTCTCTTCGAACAACGAAAATTAAATTTGACTTAGAGTAATCTATGCACTCCATAGACCACTCAATTATACTTTTATTGTCGATTAAAATTAACGGTTTAGGAACTATCCATTCTTCTTTTGGAAATCTAGAGCCATTTCCGGCAATTGGAACTAATATGGTAGGCTTCATCAATTATTTAATAAAAATTTTTTTACATTTTTCAATGAAAAAATCAATGAATCTATATCGGTTTGACCATTCAATTTAGAAACTATAAAATAAGAAGCAAGAGCGTCGCCAGCGCCTAATACATTTATGTTTTGCAATTTATCTATATTTTTTCTAAATAACATCTTGTTTTGCTTAAATATAAAAACTTCTTTTTCAGAATGTCCTATTATTGTACTATTTTTATTTTTTTTGAAATCTTCTGCCCTATGCTCATCAATTGATAAAAATATATAATTAGGGTCTCTGGAGAAGTTTGCTTTATTTCCTTTGCATAAATCTACTGAATAGATAGTATCTTTATGTATCGGAATATACTCTTCATCTAATTCATTTGCATAAGCAATATGCATCCATCTGCAATCATGAATTTTTGGAGATATAGCTATTTCGTTTATTTTTGCTTTTACTATTTTTTTGCAATTTTTACGATCTATTTTTATAAAAGCATGACCGAACTTACAAGTTTCGGCTTTTACATTAAATTTATATTTTTTGAATATTCTGTATAAATTATAAATTCCGCCTAGCTGAATTTTTATTTTTTTTTCATCTATAATAAAGTCACTAACGGCATGACCAAGAAGCAATACATCATATTTAAAATTTTTCTTTTTCATCTAAATCAAGAATTTTCTTTATTTCATTTTTTGAAATTTGAATTAATTTTCTGCTAACACAATATTCAAAAAAATAATTTATTAAATTTTCTCCTCCATTGCAATTAAGTACGACACTTGTGTTTTTGCAATCTTGAATTGCGTCATTTGGGCAAAAAGGATGTCCAACAATACTTAGTAATTCAAGATCAAAAATATCATCTCCGATATAAGCGCATTGTTTTATATCAATGTTGTACTTGGACAATACTTCAATGGCGCATTCGTCCTTTTTTAGACCTCTAGTTATTAGAAATGGCAAATTTCTATTTTTTAATACATTCTCGTTCCAAGGATCTCCTGTCAAAAAAAATACAGGCACACCATTCGCAATAAATCTCTTTATTGCTGTAAAGTCCTTGTCGCATAATTCTTTTGAATTGCAAATTCCATCTTTTGAATAACTTTTTTTTCCATTTGTCAAGATGCCGTCAAAATCTAATAATAGAATTTTAATCATAAAATTAGATTGGTTCTAGCACCAAATTGCAATGCATGCAAAGCGTCATACTATACTGTGATAGTATAGTCTATGAATAGTTTGTCAATACCTAATTAATCTTCTGTTGATTCAGAAGATAAGTAGTCATGAACCGTGCCAATATAATCATCAATTACGGTAATCTTGGCGGCAACCCAAGGCTCAGTAATTTCCATAGCAGCTTCTGGGTTTGCATCAATGATAGCCATTAACTGTTCCGCTTTTCTTTTGATTGTTGATAGGTTTTGATAAGCCATATCAACAGCCTCTTCTTGATAGTCGATCATCTCTTCGTTTTCGGTCTCTATTTCTGCGGCTGTGGAAAGATTTGGGTTTTGATTCAAAAGATCAGCTAAATCAAAAAGCTCCTCGGATGCTTCGCTGGTTTCAATAACTGATCCCTTCGTTACTTGAGTTACAGATTTACCACCTTCCCACATTCTGCAACTCCAATAGCGAGCTTTCCATTTTGGACCGGGGTTGGTATCGCACTGATGGCGGGCGCGGAAGTTTTTACGTCTTTCTGGATCGTCGCGTTTGATCTCCATGTTTGGATCGCCAAACTTAACCATAACAACATTGCCCTTTGGATTCTTAACATAAACGCCAAACTTCTTTTTGGAGCCAGAAGGTAGTCTAAATGGCTTATTTAGAGTTTTCTTCTCTGCTTCAGTATATGTAAGTTCAATAGCTGCCTGAGCTTTCTCCCAAGCCTTTTTGCTTGGACGGTCAGGAGAACCGGGCTTTGCTGGACGATAGTTCTTGCCCATTCTTTGTTTCTTTTTTCTAATGTTTTCCCAAAGCCCAGTCTTACCGGCCTCGGCTATTTGTTTCGAAAAATCAATTTCCATATAGTATGTTTACACTAAAATATGACTGCCTTTATATGCTTTTTGTTTGGATATGAATCTAGGCTTATATAGACCCCATTTTGGGGCTCTATGACGAACCAAGAAGCATTAGTCCACACTAAATTAAGAGAGTGCCAAGAGTCCTCTTGGGCGGGTATTCCAGCGAATGAATAGACGTTATTCACGATGATTGTAGCACAAGCTAATTGGGCGTCTGATTTGTATAGCGAATTTACATTAGTAAGCCCAAACATAACCATAAAAAGGTCTGAGAAATTATCGCAATCAAAGGTGTTATAGTCAAAAGATATATAGTTTTCTTCGATGAAAGAGGCCCACCAATTTGCATATTGATCAAACCATAAAGAGTCAACGAATGAATATTTTTCGTCCCTCATGATGATGGCGACATCCTGTGGCAACCCATTTTTAAATAGAGAGTCTTTTAAAAAGCCAGATTCAAAAGACTGAATGAAAAAACTTTTCTTTTTAGGGTATTCTATGGTTATGGAAAAAGAGTCTTTTTTCTTTTTTTCCAAAGTTGGATCTAATGGCCGAACTTCGTTTTGAGGTAAGTAGTGTTTATAAAAATAATTTTTATCCAGAAATTTGAAGGCAAAATTGGCCCCAATTGTTACAATCGCGCAAAGAATTGCCGCAAAAATGCTAATTTTAAATCGGAATACTTTCATTTGAGCCTATTTTTTATTTACACCTTTTTTTGTTTTCCCCCCTTCCCCCTATCCCTCCCCGCCCCCTTCTTTCCCCCCTCTCATACTCTCCCCCCTATTATCCCCCGCCCCACCCTTGACCCCCGACCCCCCTTTCTTTAAATTTAAAAAACTTCGTTTTTTAAATTACGCCGAGCCGTGATTGTTGAAAACCCCTTGACAAATTTTAGAATCTCAGGCAAAGTACGAACATGCAGCCAAATCTATCGTTCAAAGTTCTCAAAAATGGATTCGAAAATAACGTGATTGCCCCAGCAAAGGGTGATGCGGGATGGGATCTCGTAGCGGCGGGAGAACCAACTTTTGTTTACTCTGACGAAGAGGGTAAGAAAATTTTGTATGTCGAGTACGACACGGGAGTTGCGATCCAACCGCCAGATGGATTCTTCACTCTTTTGTTTCCAAGATCTAGCGTAAGCAAATATCATTTGGCGCTTTGCAATTCTGTTGGCGTGATCGACAATGGGTATCGGGCGTCAATCAAGCTTCGTTTCCGCTATCTCGGCAAAGGCAAGCCAACAAAAAATTCCCTGATTTACAAAAAGGGAGACAAGATTGGGCAGTTGGTATTTATGCCAATTTTTAATCTTGTGGCGCATCAAACTGATGTTTTGGATGATTCGGACAGAGGTCTCGGAGGCTTTGGAAGCACTGGAAAATGAGATTAATGCCAGAAAAAATGGACGATCTTGACCTGATCCAAAAGGTCAAAAAATATGGCGACAGCGATTGCTTTATGGAGATCGTCAACAGACATTCTGGCATTTATTTGCAGATGGTTCATAGCTACGCTCCAAGAGAAACAGCCATCGATAATTTTTATGATTTAATGTCGAATAAGGAATCAAATATTTTTGATGCCGTTAAGTCTTTCGACGAAAAACGAAATATTAAGTTTTCGACTTACCTTGGAAATCATACAAGATGGCTTTGCCTGAACTCCTCAAACAAACGCCGTCACTTGCCAATGGAGGATAATTTTGACTGTGAGTTTGAAAGTTCAGAGCCAAAGCAGATGGCAGAACAGGAAGTTCTCCAAGACATCCTGTCTCAACTTTCCTCTCTTGAAGACAAAAGAATTGAGAAGATATTTAAAATGAGATATTTTTCGCAAAAGAAAAAGCTCACGCCTTGGAGAAAAATTGCAAAAGAACTTGACTTATCCATTCAGGGATGTATCAATATTCACAACTTAGCCTTCAAAAAGCTTAAAAAAACCTACGTTAAAAAAAATGATTAATTCAGTAGTACTCGCAGGAAATGTCGTTGCGGAGCCAATGGCCCGCAGCACCTCAACAGGAAAGAATATCGCTTCTTTCCGTTTGGCAGTTAATAACCCAATCAACGATAAGGACACAGTTTTTATCGACGTTGATGTGTGGGAGAAGCAAGCTGAGTTTGTAACAACTCATGTAAAGAAAGGTAGCAGCGTTTCAGTCATTGGCCGTCTTAAGCAAGACTCTTGGGAAAAGGATGGCGAGAAGAAGACCAAGATTCTTGTGGTTGCTGACAGAGTTAACTTCATTGGCGGCAAGAAGAAGGACGGCGCTGACGCTGAGGATGCTCCACCCGCTCCAAGAGCAGTCGCAAGACCAGCAGCAAAGGCGCCAACAAAGGCAGCGCCAGCAAAGCCCGCTCCTGTAGTTGCTGACGAAGACGAAGTTCCAATCTGATGAACATCCTCTTCGAAGCTCCATTGAATCAAGTTTCCTTTGGAAACGTAACCTACAACATCTTAAAGATTCTCTTTAAGAAGGTTCAGCAAGATCCTAGTTTTAAGGTTTCGTATTTTCCAATTGGAAATGTTGAATTGTCTGCTTTCGACAAGATGCCAAAGGACTTTGCTCTTTGGGTAAAAAGCTTAGTTGATAATAGATTCTCAAATCTATCAAAAGACGCTATTACCCTAAAGCTTTGGCATATCAATGGAGCCGAGAAGAGAGTTACATCTCGTCAGGCTCTCCTGACTTTTTACGAACTTGATCAGCCAACCGTTGCAGAAAAAGCAATAGTTGGCCTTCAGGATCTTGCTTTCTTTTCTAGTTCTTGTGCAGCAAATTCATTTGGCGCTATTGGGTGTCGAAATATCCATAATATCCCAATGGGATTCGATTCAGACTTTCATATTACTGGTAAAAAGTATTTAGAAGGAAAAATCAACTTCTTGCTTATGGGTAAGTTTGAGAAGCGCAAGCATACCGACAAGATTGTTAAAATGTGGGCCAAGCGGTATGGAAACAACCCAAAGTTTCAACTTACTTGCTGCATTATCAATCCATTTCTTCCAAAAGAATTTACACAAAAGGTATTAGCTTCTTATAAACAAATGGCGGGTAATATTAATGTACTTCCATTCGTAACTACTAATTCAGAAGTTAATGATATTCTTAATTCAGCGGATATCGATTTGAGTGGCCTTAGCGGAGCAGAAGGCTGGGGTCTACCAGCCTTTAACGCTACTTGTCTTGGTAAGTGGAGCGTCGTATTGAATGCTACAAGCCATAAAGACTGGGCGACCAAAGACAACTCTTTGCTCGTTGAGCCGTCCGCTAAAATCGAAGCTTATGATGGGGTATTCTTCAAGAAAGGCTCTGAGTTTAATCAGGGCAATATTTATGATTTTAATGAAGACCAAGCTATCGCTGCTATTGAAAAGGCTATAGCTCTTGTTGAAAACAAAACCGTAAATCAAGAAGGTATTAAACTGGGACAAAAGTTCACATACGAAAATACAGTTGAGAAAATTTGTAACACTTTGCGTACCATTTAATTGCGTTCTCCTCTGGAACGGCTTTGGCATGCCGTTAGCTAAATAGTAACTACTATGGCATACTACTACTTAAACTACAATACCACTACAACTGGCACCGGCACTCAAACTACGCTTTGGGATGACTGTGCTTACATTAACCAGTCTTCAGACAAAGACTCAACATCTTATGTATTTCGCGTTACAGGATGCGGAAAAGAAGATGTTTCTGTAACCTATTGTGAAGATTCTTATAAGCTCTCCATCAGAGCCAAGAGTCAATATACCGATTACAATAGATCGTTTCTCGTTTGCAGAGAGTCTCTTGACCTCTCTGCGGTTCAATGCTCTGTTAAAAACGGAGTTTTGACAATTAAAGTTCCCAAGAAGAAGAAACAAGAAAAGAAAGTAGATATCAATTAAAACCCCAAGCCGCTTGAAAAAGCGGCTTTTTTATTACCATATTTATATGCCACTGTATACCTACGAGAACCCAAAGACTGGTGAGACGATTGATGTGTTTCAGGGGATGAACGAGGAACACTCATATACCGACCAGGAAGGGCTTGCTTGGAAGAGGGTATATCAGGTGCCCAATGCCTCAGTGGATGCCCAAATTGACCCATATAGCAATAATTCGTTCTTGGATGCTACCAAGAATAAGAAAGGCACATATGGCGATCTTCTCAACAAGAGTGCGGAATTAAGCGAAAAGCGCGCAAAAGATCACGGTGGGGTTGACCCAGTTAAAAAGAAGTTTCTTAGCGACTACTCTAAGAGAAGAAACGGCGCAAAGCATCCAAGCGAAAAGAAGACTTACGAATCAGGCAGAGTTAAGGTCGAGTACTGATAATCTTTTCAATTTGCCTTATAACGTCTTTAGACGTTATTTGTTTGGTACATTCAAAATCTTTGTTTCTTGGGCACCATTTCCAGTCAGACTTATCAAAGGCCAAACTTGGATCATTCCAGCAGCCATTGCATACGTTTTCATTGATTACCCTATAAGGTGTAGAAAACTCTGCGAACGCCTTACTGAATCCGCTTATCAAAACAACTGGAACTCCACACGCCCAAGCTAACCAAGATAAGCCAGAACCTAAACCAATAAAAAATTCAGCCCCAGATATTTGCTCGATTCTTGTTTGAAGCGGGAAGTCCCCAGTTTTATCTATAGCGCCTTTAGGAATAAAATTAAAATCACTATTATTTCCGAAGCTTGGATATCGATCTATGCACCAAACTTCGTAGCCAATCTTATTTAAATATTTTATTACCTCTTGCCAGCCATTTTTATTATTCCAGTACTTACATTGAGCGGTACTTTGAGTAGCGATGCAAATATATTTTTTATTAGATCTTTTCTGAACGGCCAAATCTGGTCTTCTCTCTGCTGGATCTAGACCAAGAGCCAAAGCTGCAATCTCTGTTAGCGAAACAGTTCTTGGATCTTTCTTTGTTAAACCCTGCCAATCTTTGATTGGATAGCGAATCCTATACTCTGCATAAAAGCCGCCACCAAAATCATAACTGCTGAATTTGATTGCTGGATATTTTTCAGCAAAGATTTTGCATAGGTCTTTATTAAACACTACGCAAGAAATATTACATCCATGCTTTAATCTGAATTCTTCAACAGCCCCAATATAGGCGATAGAGTCTCCTAGGCTAGAGCTATCAAAGACTATTTTTACATTTTTTTCCTTTAAAACTAAAGACTCCTCCTTTATTAATTGATCATCTTTAAATACTTGGATCGCCCAGTTTACAAAATATTTTGCCATGGGCGATGCCCACATGCCAGCTTTCAAAACAGTTTCGTAAACCAATTGAGAAGAGTCTTTGTCTATAAACCTTACCTTAAAACTACTTTCTGAATTTCCAGTTATTGTAATCTTCGCCCCATCATTGAAGGTAAACAAAAAATTAGCGTCATTAAAATTTCTTTTAGTATTTTGATAGTTGTAAGCTAATTGATATTTCATACGCAGCTTTTGATCAAATCTATATTATACTGCTCATCCCCATCTTTCAAATACTCTATATTGGCGTACTTATCGTACATGTCGCAATAGGAATTTAAATTATAAATTAGTGTTTTAAGTCTCCATCCAATTGCTTCTCTGATCACAAGCGGCGAACATTCCTTTTTGGAGGTAAACACCATCAAGTCTGCGGCTTGATAAAATAAATCAACGTCAGATCTTTCGGCCCATATCTTACAATTGCTAGGTAGGTCTTTCGTTATAGGCTCCCAATAGTCTTTGAAGTTAATTGCAAGATTGCCAATAAAATGAAACTGTAGATCTGGCAGCTTTCTCGCTAATTCGACAAGTTCTTTTTGATTCTTACCCTGAGTAAATAAACCAACGTTGATTACGTGTTTCTTGTTTGGATCAAACCCTAATGCTTCTTGGGCTATTTTCTTTTGTGGCTTTTTTAGCTCAATAGGATACTCTACTATCTCAAACGGAGCGCCTAAGCTTCCATAAAGCTTAGACTGATATTCGGAAACAAATATAAACTTATCCGGTATGAATTTTTTATTTTGAGGGTCAAAGTAAATCCCGTGTCCAGTTTCAAAGATTAGATAATTTCTATCTGAACTGTATATCTTGGCACAAATTTCATTTCCGAGAAATGTTTCTGGGAATTCCTCGAAATGAACTACATCTGGATTTATATCTCTTATAAGTTCGATTAGATACTCATCTGGCTTTCCAGAAGCAGAATAAAATCTATCTCCGAGCAAATTTTTAATCTTATTTCTCTGCACTACATAAGCGTCTCCCAAAAACTTATGTTCTATGCAGTAAATTTCAAATAGCAAATTTAGACTTTCTATCTTTTTGAAGAGATACTGAGGAAGTCCTCCTGTAGATAGATGAGGAGAGATATAAACAATTTTCATTAATCTGGCAAAGACCAATGCATGAAAAGTTGAGCAACAGATTCATTTGGCTCACAAATTAATGGCTGTCTCCAATGTTGCATTTTTGTTCCTAAAATCAAAATTCCCTCTCCAACATTTGTGTTTGCAGCAATTTCATTGCCCTTTTTATCTATGCAGTACAAAGGCCATTCTTTTTTTAGAGTAGAAAACAAATTTACTGAAAGGGTATAGTCCAAACCTGGTCGATCTACATGCTTTCCAAGCAAACCTCCATTATAATATATTCTTGCATATGTATGTTTATCCTTCCATTTAACTCCAATTTTTTCTGAAAGATCTTTTGATATTAATCTCAAATAATCATCAAATTTTTTTATTGACCCCATTCCATAAGAAGGCTTAAAAACGCTCGGGTCTGAATTTGGCGCAGCTAACTGACCCCTATTTTCGGCAGTTAACTTATTTGAGAATTTTAAATAAAAAAGCTCTTTTGCGAACTCTTCGCATGTTTTTTGGTCTATTATTCCTTTTAAAAAAGAATACCCAAATTCTTCAAACTTTTCTTTATCATGTGATAGCGTATAAGGTGGAATTTTAGCTTTTTTCTGATCAAAAACCCCTTCTCTAGTCCAAATTACAATTATATATTTTGTGCCAGAAGTAACTGGAAGGCCAGCATGATTTGATTTTTCATTAAGCTCTCCATTGACTTTTAAATTTCTCCAGTTGAATAAAGTTCCAATTGTTGGCTTTACTCTAAGCTCGTATTTCGGGAAATCCGTTTCACCTCCTTCAAAATTTTCATTCAAATAGAGGATGGAAGAGAACACTCTTTGCCCGCCTCTAACAAGATGGCTTTTTGAGCTTTCTGCATTAGGGCTAAAATAATCAAAATGATGTTTGTACTCTCCTCCGACATCATACTTAATAAAATGCGGGGCCTCTTGGTTTTCGATGGGCAATCCAGTTATAGAAGATACTATATTTTTTAGCTTTTGTATAGTCTTATCTTCTTCGGTTTTTATCCAAGTCCCATTAGCTATTCGACCTCTGCTCTCTACGCTCTCTGTTTGTCCAACAACCTTTAATTTTTGAAGCTCAAGATCATATTTTTTTATTAAAGCCTCACACTCTTCTTTTGAAAATAAATTTTTTAACTCTAATGTTTCTTGTTCCATATCTTATGCTATATTATTTTTTCGTATTTCCAATAAAAACTATGCAGTCTATTCCAGTCTGCGGATTCCCTTTCCCAAGGATATAAATCATATTCCGATTTTTCGTAATTAAAATTTATTCCTTTTCTATGAAAATCTTGCTTCTCGTTTACCCCTCTAATTATATTTATATAATCAGTATATGTAGATAGTTTGCTTCCAAGAAATACTTCGGCCTCCGAGCATATAGTTTGATCTAAAGCCATGGCTTCGTAATTTTTTAGATCTTTAAAAAAATCTTCCAAAAAAAATATTTCATAATCTTTTTTCAAAAAATCAAAAACCTTTTTGTCTTTCTCGTCCGTAGCTATATACAATGGACTTTTATTTGTAATTTTATTTTTTAAGTTAAACTTAAGTTCAATCATTTGACTTTCTGCGGATTCCTTTCTGACTCTCAAAAAATCATTTCTTCTTACATGTATTGCATTAAAACTTTTTAATATATTTTTTACTTTTTTTGCCTCTTCAAAAAAATAATTTTTATATTTTATTCCATTTATTATTTTATTTTTTATTAAATTTCTTTCAATTGGCCCATTGCCATAGATATGATAATAAAAGTGTCCAAATAGATTTCTTGGAAAGTGTATGTATTTGTCATGCATGTTTATGCATATTCCAGATCTTTCTTTTGCGAATTTTATATAATCGTTTTCATATTCTTTTTCACAGAATATAAAATTGTTTCTATTTATTGGTTTTTGAAAGACATTCCATTCTTCATGTTGGTCTATAAATAAAATTAATTTTGCTATTTTAGCAACTCCATGAAAATACTGAATATTATTTTCTAAAGATTTATATTCCTCAACGTGTTCATAATCAACACAGTTAAAATTTTTAATAAATAAATCTTTGTCTAAAACGCTCCACACATCAAAAAAAGATTTTTTATTCAATTCAGAAAAAAATAAACAATATATTTTATGCGGAATTATAAGTTTTCTTTTTGTTATGATGCTTATTGCAGCCGCCATTTCATAAGACATTCTTATGTTAGAAAAGCCGCCCCGCCAAGGATCAAAAGATATAAACTTTTCTTCCATTTTAATTCTCTTGTTCTTGTGGCGCCTCTGGAGTCGGCTCGGGCTCGGGCTCCGCAACAGGCTCGGGCTCGGGCTCCGCAACAGGCTCTGGCTCGGGCTCCGCAACAGGCTCTGGCTCGGGCTCCGCAACAGGCTCTGGCTCGGGCTCTGGAGTAGGCTCTGGCGTAGGCTCTGGCGTAGGCTCTGGCGTAGGCTCTGGAGTTGGCTCTGGAGTTGGCTCTGGCGTTGGCTCTGGCGTTGGCGGCGTTGGCTCTGGCGTTGGCACAGGCGTTGGCTCTGGCGTTGGCTCTGGCGTTGGCGGCGTTGGCTCTGGCGT